TTGGAAAGGGTGAGGAAGAATGAAGCGAGTCACCAATCATATCAAAACTCTAGCAAGCCTAATCATTGACGAAGGAATGAACCGTGAAACTGATTCCCTTCTAACCATAGTCAACTTTGAATGGGAGATTTACTCAAACCGACCTTTTACTAGCGAAGACATTTATTTGGCTAGAGCATGGGTCTACAAGAAATTGGGGTTGGTTTCTTGATTCAAGGAACTGCTCAACAAGAAGCAATTTGGGATGAAATGCAAAACGGTAATGGCGACATTATGGTTGGAGCCGGTGCTGGCACTGGTAAGACTTTCACAATTGTAGAAGGTGCAAATCGAATGTCCGGTAACATGGCGTTCTTCGCATTCAACAGTTCAATCGCTAAGGAACTTGGTAAGAGATTGCCCGATACAGTTTATGCCGCTACCTTTCACTCAATGGGACTAAAGGTAATCAAGGAAAACATCGGCTTTCGTAAGTTAGACAAGTGGAAGAGTTCAAACATCATCCGAGAAGTCATTGGTGAGAACTACTACGCACAGCCATTGGTCAAACTAATCAGTTTGATGAAGGGTGGTCTTATAGAAGCAACAGATAGGAAATCAATCAAGGGATTGATAGACCTATACCACATCCAATTCAAAACAGACAGTGACGAAGTTATGGCTTTGAAGAATCTTCCCGTAATTATGCAGAAGATTAAATCATACCATACTATTGATTTCGATGATATGATTTGGCTTCCTATTGCGCTAAATATGCCAATGAAGAAATACGATGTTGTCTTTGTCGATGAGGCACAAGACTTCAATCAAGCACAACGAATGCTCATACTAAAGTGTCTAGATGAAAACTCTCGATGCGTTATTGTTGGCGACCCAAATCAAGCAATCTATGGATTTCGAGGAGCAGACTCTTCTTCTATGTCTTTGTTTGAAAAGAGCCTACTTCAACTGGGACGCACAGTAAGTAAGTATCCACTTTCTTTAACATGGCGTTGTCCAACTAGTGTGGTAGAAGAAGCCAATCGCTTCGTCAAGGATTTCCATGCTATTGAAGATGCCAAGGAAGGCAAAGTAGTGACCCATGCGGCCTTTGAGCCGGTCAAGGGTGACATGGTACTGTGTCGCTACAATGCTCCCCTCGCTAGTGCGTTCTACCGCTTGATTTCTAAGGGTAAATCTGCCTACATTCTAGGTAGTGACTTAGGGAAAGGGCTTGTCCAAAGTGTGAAGAAAATCACAAAGGACATGAACATGACTACCGATATGTTTGCTGAAAAATTAGACGATGAATATGTCCGTCAGCGAACTAAACTACAGGAGCAAAAGAAGTTGGCACAACTTAATACTCTTGAAGACCGACACGAATGTATTTGTCTTTTCGTTTATAGAACAAAAACTGTGAGAGAACTAATTGCTGAAATCGAAAGAGTCTTCCCTTACAAAGATGGCAAGGGAGATATTATGCTCTCTACTGTTCACAAAGCAAAGGGACTAGAAGCAGACAATGTGTATATTCTTGCTACTGAAAGAATGCCGCATCCAAGGGCAATAAACATGCGTGAAGAGATGAACATTTGCTATGTTGCTATTACAAGGGCCAAGAATAATCTTTACTATGTTGGACCTAAACCCGCAGAAGGAGTTGTACGAAATGGCTAGACACACTTCAGTTACACACCGAAGAAATAGAAAGAAGTTCAAAGGAAAGAATTCTTACGCTCTTTCTGCTATGGATGAATGTTTCGATAAAAAGAGCGAGTGGTATTCTAAGGACTTATTCGTAGAAGTAAAGGGTATGATTCACCCTAACCACATGCCTAGGAATGTTCATGCTATGAGTTCGCTATTGCGTAGATACTATGCCAAGGCTAACGAACAAGACGGTACTTTAGGACATAGAGAATCTGCCAACTATGTTGCATTGTGGAAGAGGCGAGAAGTATGAAGGATAGATGGAACGACGACCCCGAATATTTGATTAAATTAATCAATGAATTCCATCAGTGGATGGTTTATGCTTCTACGCACAACTACAACAATACGAAAGTATTAGTTGATGCCTACAAAACTTTCTTTGCTGGACAATTGAGTGATTCCGATGATAAATTGGATTAAGACATTCTTTGTCAGTGAAGAAAGAGTTGAAAGAAAACCAAAGTGCGGCAAATGCGGCCTTGGTGCTTCTGTCAATATGCTAATTGAATTCCAAACTCTAGATATGGAGGAGATGGAAGAAAAGATACTAACTCGACTATGCTACGGGTGCATGGAAGATATTCATATAAGATACAATCCTAAATGGATACCCGAACCAATAATGAGGAATAAAAATGAATGAAAAAAATATGAAAGAATACTACGATGATATGCTAAACGAAGTGTTTCCTAAGACAAATATATCCGGAATAGATTACCCCTACTCCTATTTATTGAAGGAAATTGACCCGATTGCATACGAAGTTGGAATGAGCGACTATGAAAGCGTACTCCGTGAAGCACACGAAGAAGACGGTTCCTATGCCGACCTATTTGGAGATGAAGAAGAATGAGTGACGCAAACAAATGGATAACATCAACGAGAGTATCGTTGGATGAATTGGATAAGGAAGTCAAGCGACTACAATACTTAGAGAAGTATGCACCCACCTTCCAAGTATTCGCACAAAATGAAGAAGAGATGGATGAGGAATACACACAGCATGGTTCTTTGAAAGAGTGTGAGGAATACATAGCCGCACTTGAAGATGGATGGATAGGTAGAATTGAAGTCATCGAATACTATGTACCTACTAACAATCCGCAAGTAAAGACATTAGAAGAATGGAGGAAAGAAGAATGACTGACACAGAAAAATGGATGGCATCTTGGAGAGTATCGCTAGTCGAATTAGAGAAAGAAATCAAGCGGTTGCGAAGAGCATGGCAAATACTACGCTCAAGAACAGAAATGAGTTGCGTATGCTTTACTGAATATCCCGATAGCCAAGACATAAACACACACGAATTGATGGACTTGGCTATGAAGGAGGCGAGCGAATGAGTGAATGTACTGAATGTAATGGAACTAGAGAGAGAATTGTAGAATGTCATACCCATGATGTTCTTTACAAGGAACCTTGTTACTGCTTGTTGTGGGAAGAAAGACTCAAGGAAGAACTAGCAATTAAAATGGCTAATGTGATTTCGGAAAAGACTTCCAAGGAAAGACTTGCACTGATAGTCGCTTCTCTAATTGCAGAAAAACACGGTTCCGAAGAAGAATCAGTTAGAGCGTTAGAGTATAGCGTACAACATGGTAACGCCGAATACCTTTTGAACTGGCCTCTCATGTGAGGGTTGGTGACAAAGTGGCTAACATTAGAACTATCCAAAGATTAGAAAAAATACTAAAGAATGGTAGTAAAAACACAGCAGAAATACTAGATGAGTATAAAAATCGCTGGCCGAAGGAGTCTTCGGGGGGTAGTAAGATTGGTAATCTTCTATCTCGACACAAACAATTTAAAAAAATTGGAACCGAAACTGTAACGGCTGAATTCAGTCAATACAGTTACCCCGTCAATGTATGGATATTGACAAAAGAGCATATGGTGTAATGGATAGCATACTGGCCTTCTAAGCCGGTGATACGGGTTCGACTCCTGTTATGCTCGCCAATGTCGGAGTGGTGGAGTAGGTCAAACACGCAGGGCTTAAACTCCTGTCCTAAATGGTTCGCAGGTTCAAATCCTGCCTCCGACACCTACGGAACAATAGCATAGTTTGGTTAATGCTCTCGGCTCATAACCGAGTGACCACAGGTTCAAATCCTGTTTGTTCCACTAATTCAAATAGTGTAGTAGTGCTATCAATGACTACCGAGAGGGTGCGATGCCCAATAATGAGGAATAAAAATGAATATACATAAATTAGAACAACGAATATTGCTAAACGAACTAATGAACAGCCAATCTGTAAGTAGACAAATGCTAGTAGATGCTTTGATTGCTAACGGACATTGTGGGTTAGACCCACTACCTGTGAAGAATTCAGTTAGGGCTGGAATGCTTAATCTTAGGATTAAATGTAGGGCTTTGGGCTTTGAACTCTTTACATTTAACATTGGTGGACCTGCTGGTATTGACTACGGAATTACAGAAGAGGCTATCGAATACATGGAAGAAAACTTTGGAGTACCGGATTATGATGAAATGGGAGAGATAGTTGGGACTAAGTACCTATTCCCTCGATTAGAGGGAGAGGAATGATTTGGGTAGAGGAGCAATACGAAGAATAGATTGGCCTTTGATGAAGGAAAGTGTTGAATTGGCTTTCGATTCCCTAGAAGATAGGGAATATGACAAGACTGAATTATATGACATTATCATACTCAACTACCGAACTTTAGGTAGAGAAAGATACGGACATAGAGGTACAGTACGCCAATTCGCTAGAAAGGGCGGAAGCGACTCTTACCGAAGAGTAGCGCAATGCGTCAAAGAAAGTGTGATTAATGGATATGGATGGGAAACCTACTACAAAAAAACTTACTTTTTCGAGGCTGACGGCACTAGACACATGAAAGAAAAAGCAAAAATAAGGAGGAATAAAAATGAGTAAAAAATGTGAACATGAATGGAAATGTACTGGATATTATATTGATTCTTTTATGGATGGATATGGTATTGATGCAGTACTAGTTGAAGAAAGAATAAATGAATATATCTGCACAGAATGTGGAGAAAATAAGGAGGAATAAAAATGAACACAAGAAATAGAGAAAACAAAACACAAGTAGAATTTAAACTGATTGACGATGAAAACATGCCGCCTATGGTGATTAGCATGAATGAGAACGATGAACCGAAGGTAGTGTTGAACACACATCACAGAATTTGGATTAGTCTTAACCGCCGAATTATTGCAGGTATTATTGATAACCTACAAGAAAAGATGGATGAGATTCTTAGTGGCTTCTTACTAGAACAGCGTCAAAACGAGAGAATGGATACGGAGGAATGGCTCTGAAGAAGTTCAAGAGAGAACTAGGCAATGGCCGATGGGACCAAGCACTAAAGCGTGAACTTACCTTTCTATCCGAGGCTGATAACTACGATGATGCTAAACTAGAATGGGAGGCTACTGGTGAGTGTTGGTGGTGGAATGGTGAAGATAATGCTGAAATACCCGAATGGATTAGAGACTATGGCTACTGTCTTTGTGGCCACAGCATTGTTTATCACTTCGCTATTCGTAATACTATCACTGGACTTACTATGGCTGTTGGTTCCGACCACATCAACTCCTATCTTATCTTGAAAGAGATTGAAAAGAATACTGGCATTGATAGGAAACTTATCACAGACGCTATGATTGAAGAATGGATTTCTGTTCGTATTGAAGGAATGAAGAATGAAGCATGGTGGTCTAAACACGGTGAGGATTTTGTTGAGAAGTTCACAGCAGTACGAGAATTGGACTTACGGTTGAATGTCAAAAGTACTTGGAAAGGTACTAAATTACGAAAGAGGGCTAACGACGATGGTATTGCTTCTATTGTTTGGAGATGGAACCATCCCGATAATCGTAGGGCGCAGATAAATGGAAGGGGTTATCCTAACAAGTCATTGTTAGCCGACCTAGACTATTTTTACAGATTTGTCGGAGGAGCGACAATCAATGGTCGCTCTTTTACAGAAGAAGAGTATGCTGACTATCGAAAATCACTAGAAGATAAAAGAACCAAGTGGTCTACTAGTGAAATGTTAGAATGGTATGGTTTTTCCGATAAAGGTTATTTACAAAATTGGGAATTCCTATCTCCTGCTGAAAAGAATTTCATTAGGAAGTTGCACGATAGTTATTTGATGGCACATCGAAACTCGAATTACATGTCATTAAGTGCAGATGACATTCAAACTATCAAGCGTTTTATTGAATCGCCGGATGATTGGCTAATTGAAAAGGCGCAAGAGTTGAACATGGAGAACAGCGACATAGAAAGATTCTCCAAACTACAACTAGGACGGGCTATTGCTCTAGAGCAAGCCCAACAGAAAAGGGAAAGTGACCGCTTAAATAGTGGTAGGACATGGGAGAAATGAGAAAGGTGATATTATGATTACACTACGAATTTTAAACGAAACAGGACACACACAAGTTGAGATGGCTTCTTCCGAAGTCATTGAACAAATCGACAACCATCCGACACACTGGATTTTTGTCGATGGAGAGATGATTAGCCGTCAAGACCTTGCTGGTATCAATTGGGATACCGTCGCATCTATTGACCTAACCCCCGCTATTGTCGGAGGTTCTCTCTGAGGTTGTCCTCTCCCCCATAACCAAAACTTTCCCCAAGTGAAACTATGGCTCTCTTCCGAGATTTCGATGAGTGTAAGAAACTCGCTGTTCTTATTCTTGACGATTTCTTGGAAGAGAGTCACCCCGATTACCAAAGAGTAGTCGAAAGAATCCGCTACGAAGAAACGAGCGGAAGAACAAGTAAGGCCCAATGCTACATGGTCATTACAAAAATAAAACAAGCCCTATGGAATAGCAATATTGCTGTAGAAATAGGGTTTCATGCCTACCTAGAAAGAAAGGTAGTTCAAAAAAGATTCATTTTAGAATACCAAGAGGCGAATAAAGATGAGTAAAAACCCAGAATATACTAACAACAATCGAGGTCGCCCTATAGCGACCAAATGCAGAGTTTGTGGCGGCTCTTTAATAACACCACAAGACATGAAATTAGAGGCGCATGAACCCTGCCTCAAACAATACAAATCAAAAACATACATGATGTGATAATATGCAAAGAACAATTAGATTTAATCGAGACATTACTCATGGTGGGCCGCTAACTTGTACGGTCCACTTTGAATACGAAGGGCAAATAATACAATGGACTCAGCACCAAGTAGGGTCTGTCTTCTCTTTCGACGCCAATGCTTTAGGGTCTGCTGACCCTATCTTAGAACAATGCACCTCCGCCTTTTATAGTACTCTAAAAGGAGCATATTCTAGAACCCAATGGTATAGAACTACAGCCCATTTGCGTAGAACTTTAGTGGCTGACGATATTATGTTTATCGTATCTTTCCCTACTTCCGGCCATACTGCTGAAGTCATAATCTCTAAGAAAGGTAGTTCCTATTCTATTAATGGAATTACTATGGCTAGAAAGCAAATAGCCCCTGTCTTGGCCCGTATTCTATTGGACCTTAATGCTAAGAGCAAGAGAAAGGTAATGACCTATAGAGATTGTAGAAATGTTGTCACTTCTGCGATTACAGTTCCCGAAGACATTCGATATGTACTAACTTCCCGACTACCTTACACTTACTATAGAGAAGGTAACACTGTCCAAGTGAGGCTAAAGGTTATGCAAATATCGGATGATGATTATGCCATTGAGATTAGTTCTAATGTATGGGGTAAAATATCTTCAAAGAACTTATTGACTCTCATAGGATTCTATCGACACGGGAAGAAAGTCGGTAATTGGAAGTTCCTAAGCCCCAAGACTTTGTTTGAACGGCTAGTTGGTAGAGAACCTACAGACTCGGAAGTGAAACTAATGCATGCCTTCCTAGAACAAAACCGCTCGGAGAAGTTAGTACAAGAGAGAGCAATGACTTTGTTAGATGATTTGCTAAAACAATACCCTACTAGAGTCATTAGAAACGATTGTGCAGAAATGATTAGAATAATCGTTTTGGGTAAATCTTGTGATTGGTTGCTAACTGGTAGCAAAGAATCTTTGAATCGAGTTACGATAGGCCCACAAGCAGTGGCGACTAGAACCATGTTGAATGAAACTTCTTCGGAGGGTGAAGGCTTTACTCAAATGAAGTGGGGTAGTAGTATTTGTATTAATACTGGAGGGAAGAACCCTTCCCTTGGCGACCAATTTGCATCTAGAATTCTTTCCCTATTGAATGATACTATTACAATAGGTAGGGTTAGTACTCTAAGTTCTTACCTACACAAAGAGAAACCTAGGTTGGTTTTTGAGAATTTGAAAACCCGTCACTTTGCTAGTGATTTTAATGGAGATGTAAATAATGAATTGCTTAGAATGCCAGTCGAAGAAGTTTAGTTTTGATGAGAATTTAGGTGAAATGATTTGTGTAGATTGTGGCTTAGTTATGGTCACAGAACCCTTTGAGCAAGGCGTGTATTTACAAGATAACCAAGGCTCCATAATTAGGGAGAGATGGTCTTCCAATCTACATGAAATGGGACTACAAACAATAAAGAAAAAGACCATATCCTTCGCTCAAATTGAAAACAAAGCAGTGTATAAAGGAGTTTCAATGTGTAGGCTATTAATGGCTTCTCTAAAGATACCAAGGACTTCTGTCGTCTTTACTTCAGTCGAGGAACTGTATTTGTCATTATACCGAAGACATACCTTCACTACAATACCTCTTGAAGATAGGGCGGCGGCACTAGTCTACTATTCTTTGAAGAATGAAGCACTGCCTTTCACGCTAAAAGAAGTGTGTGCAGAATTCGAGTGTAATAAGAGACTCGTATTTAAGTTGGCTAGGAAAATAGCAAAGGAAGAAAACAATACGGGAGTATTCCTAATAAAAGAATGTAGACCATTTGCTGAAAAATATGCTATGTTGTTAGTAGAAGAACTAACCCACTACCCTTCTTATCTAAGAAAGGTTTCGCAGTTATCAATTTATTTTGATAACTTACTCTCTAAATCTAGTGAGAACATAAAACCAAGCACTCCAGCCGCCTACTGTTCTATTGTGGCTACTATGGAGAACATGAACATAACGAACAAGAAAATAGAATCGGTTAGTGGTATTGGGTATGATGCCATTGGCCGAGAAGCCAAGAGACTTCTAAAAATAATTAATACCAATAAAAAACAAATAAAAGGAAAGGGAATAGAATGCCTAGAAAAATACTAATAATCGGAGCCGGTGGAATTGGGAGTTATCTCATTGACACCTTGAACAACCTAACAGGAAATGGAAGTTACGAGCGGGAACTCTACGAGATTACCGTAAGCGACCCCGACACTGTAGAAGAAAAGAATGTGACATACCAACGCTTTACAACAGATAATGTTGGAAAGAACAAAGCGTTTGTTATGAAGTCTAACTATGAACAAGTAAAGATTGGAAACAAATATCCAATTTTAGTTGACGACCAATTGAAAGGATATGACCTAGTGGTTTGTTGCGTTGATAATTTGAACACACGACGCATGCTATACAAGGCAAATGTAGAAGAAGTAAAGTGGCTAGACCTTCGTTCACAAGGAAGAAACGCCGCAATGATTTCTTACTTAGCAGAACCAAACACCTATGATTCGCTATTGGCTGGTCCGGATGGTTCTTTCTCATGTCAAGGAGATTCTTGGGATGGTAGCAAGGAAGGTATTCATTTCATGCATGCTGTAATTGCTAGTATAGGCGCACAGTGGATACAACGCTGGTTTGTTGGAGAGAGTGTTAATGCGTTTATGGTGGTGAATGTATGAAGTGTTGTGTTTGTAAAGGCGACATACAAGAGCATAGTCACAACGGTAAAGTCTATTGGACGGAAGGGCATAACGCACAACCTTTGGTAGATGGCCGTTGCTGTGACGATTGTAATAATTATGTGGTCGGATTTAGAATATTCTGTTTCACCAATCAATCTTTAAATAAAGAAGAATGGGGAATACAAAAACTACGATACATACAAGCGGCAGTTCAAGAGCAACTAATTAGAAGTAAGGAGGAAGAGGAATGAGTAGAAGCGGAGATTGGTACATAAAAGTACACGGAGAAGACGACGATAGACATGACTGGGGTGAAGCAGAAGCAGACCACGAAGCGCACTGTCAAGGTCTAATCGAGAAATTGATTAGAGATGGTTTTGATGGCGATTGGTCAGCAGTAGCATTTCACAATTCTATTTGGGAGGCATCTACTGAAATTCTTAATGGATTGGAAGTACAAGTTGTTGTAGATGGTAAAGATAATCTACACATTTCTTTTGGTACTGCTGGTTTTGTTTCCTTCAAGGTTGACCCTGTTGGAATGACTCTACCGATTAAGTGCTGGATTCATACTCACCCTTTCGGCTCTGCTTACTTTAGTGGTACTGACTGGAATACAGTTGGCAAGTGGGAGCCTTTGATGCACAATGCTATTGTTCTAGGTGGCATAGGTCACTATGGCATTTGGAATAATAAGCACCCCAAACATCTTGACATCTATCGTAATTTTGAATACGACAGAAGGCAACATAAGCGAGAATACAAACCTGCTGAAATTAAAACGACTATCAATGAAATGCTACTAGAGAAGAATTGGGATAGAGGTGAAGAAGAATGAAGCAAAGCGAAGCAGAGAACATGGACGATGAAGATTTTAGAGAATGGTGGATAAACGAAGTGAGTGGTATTCCCAAAGGCGAATTGATTCAACTGTTTATGACTGTCGAATGGCAACTCATAGAGGTGGATAAATGAATATATTTGCATTAACCAAAGACCCAGTACTATCAGCACAACAGATGTTAGACAAGCATGTGGTAAAAATGCCAACAGAAAGTTGTCAAATGTTGCACACAAACAGTCTGTATTTCCATTACAAAAGCGTTTATGGTACAGAACCTTCTCTCAAAGAATTGAAAGAATTTCATGTATTCATCAACTCTAAATTGATGAAGCCAGCCATGCTCAATCATCCTAGCACTATTTGGGCAAGAACAACAAAGGCTAACTACATGTGGCTCTACAAACATGCCATTGCTCTATGTAAAGAATACACATTTAGGTATGGTAAGATTCACGGTACAGAAAAAAGAATTGGCGACAGTTTCACTTTCTCTTATGAAGAAGAGGACTTAACTCCTGTGTCTATTGCTATGGCTGATATTTACCGTCTACCAAAGGAAAGACACAGTTGGGACTTTGTTATCAAGTCTTATCGTCACTATTACCTACAAGGTAAGTGGGACTTTGCTACTTGGAAAAAAGATAGAAGACCGGAATGGTGGCCCGAAAATCACTATCATAATATGATAAAGAATAGAAAACCCTTTGGAGGTAATTGAAATGGAATATACACATGAAGATATTGGAAAAATAGTTGAAGTCACAGCATCCGATGGAACTTACATTGATGAAAGAGTTGTCACAGTACATTGTTCTGTTTGTGGTGCTTCTTTCATTGGGTTGATACGACACGCCGGAGGGTTTCTCGCTGGCCATACTGCCTTCCATACTTGGGAATTTCAAATGGAAATGGAAGCAGACAATGGAATGACTACTTGATGTTGTAGGTTAAATACTGAAAGGAGATGAGATAATTATGAAGGCAATTGGAAATTGGGTGATACTGAAAACACAAGAAGAAGTTAGCGGTAGCGGCATTGTTTCTATAAATGATAATATTTGTTTGGTTGTTGACTGCAACTATGATGATAGTATTGTTGGAAAGAAAGCAATCTACAATGCTAGTGGCAACCACTTCACTTACAATGAATTCATCATCGTTGAATGGAAGGACATTATGGCGGTGGTTGAGTGATTCTAAACGGTAAAGAAGTTGGAGAGAAATTGCTAGAAGGTATTAGTTTAGTCGCTGATACTGTAGCCCCAACATTCGGGCCACAGGCCAAGACTGTAATCCTACAAGGTAATCCTCCAGTCGTAATCAATGACGGCGTTACTATCACTAAGTATGTGCGTTCCGAAGACCCATATGCTCAGTTGGGAGTCCAACTTGTTCAAGACTTAGCATCAAAGGCTCAATCAAAAGCCGGTGACGGAACAACCACTGCTTGTATTTTGGCTAGAGCATTATGCAAATCACTACATGAATTTAGAGATGCTAGAAGCATCCACGAATGGAGAACATACCTAACAGATGTTAGAGATGGTCTTCTATCTTATTTGGATGATAGTAGTATTCCTGTCACCGACGATGATATTCAAAAGATTGCTACTATTGCGGCCAACAATGATGAAAAACTAGGCGAACTTATTGCTGAGGTTTTCAAAGCAGTTGGTAGAAACGGAGTAGTTTCTGTCGAAGAAAGTTTAGACTTGAATACTTCCTTTGAGATTAAGGAAGGACTAGAATTAGAGAGTGGTTACATTAGCCACTTGTTTGCTAATCGAGATAACGGAGATTGTGTTTTAGAGAATCCACTCATCTTATCCACTAACAAAATCATTAGAAAGTTCCAAGACATTTTACCTGCTTGTGAATATGCTTCACAGAAAGGAAGACCCCTACTACTAGTTTGTAGGGGACTACAGAACATGGCTTTACAGAATGTCTTGTTGAATGTAGCCCAAGGTAGACTCGATGTAGGAGTTATCGAAACTCCCAATTATGGAGATGCACAATTGGATGAACTCAAAGACTTGATAGCCGTTGTTGGTGGTAAAGCCTATTCCGATGAAGCAGACGACGACCTAAGAATAGTCAACGAGAATACCCTAGGTAGTTGTTCTAAAGTTGTTATTGATAAAGTCAAGACTACTATTGTTGGAGGTAACGGAGGAGAGGCAGTTGTTGAAAGAATAGAAGCCTTGAGAAAACTTCACGAATTGGGTACGAATGAATTTGTGAAGGAAAGCATCTCTAAGAGAATCTCTAGGCTTAGTGGAGGTATCGCAGTAATCCGTGTGGGTGCTGGTTCATCCGTTGAAATGAGAGATACTAAAGAAAGACTTGATGATGCACTCAACGCAACTAAGGCCGCTCTAGACGGCGGCTATATTGTAGGTGGTGGACTTACTATCCTAAAGTTCCAAACCCATTGGCCCCAAGAAAAACCTGTTGACTATAGAATGTCAATGGCAACACTTCTATCTCCAATAGATACGCTCATGGGTAATAGTGAGTTTCCTCTAGCCGAATATGATATTGTAATTAATAGATGGATTGAGGATAAAGAAGGCTGGCAAGGATTCAATGCTAAGGAAGTCACCATTAGTGATTTATTGATTGATGGAATCATTGACCCAACTCTTGTAACAAAGAGTAGTGTGTCTGCGGCCTTCTCTATTGCCATGATGTTTTTAACAACCGATGTAGCAGTTCTTCTTGAGTGATACTATGAAGAGAGCCGTGACTGTAACATTACCCGCCCCCTATGCGGCAGAAATAGCCTGTCCTATATGTGAGGGAAATAAATGTCTTGTTTGTAAAATGACAGGAACAATGAAGATTAATGTTGCACCAAAGATACCGATACAAAGAGCGCACATCATCAAGTATGTTGTTGATAACTTAGTAGAAGTATCCGCAGAAGTCACACGAATGTACGGTCTAGTTCCGGAGATAAATACTACTGAAATGGTCGAAGTCAATGGAGAGCAATATGAGATTGTTCAAATCTCCAGTATAGGTGGGGCGTGTTGGATTGCTAATTGTTTATCTAATTTAGAATCCCCCCAATATTTCACTAGCAGAAAGACCCTTTCTACATTTAAGGAGGGGATGCAAATTGAGTGAACTGACATTCGTAGGAGAGATACCTAGAAACAGCGAAGACTCGATAAGAGTCTACCAAGGACAGTATTGGAAGATTGATGTAATAGATTGTCGTTGGTATAACAATGATAAACCTACTAGAAAGGGAATACGAATGAACAAAGAGGAAGCCTTACTTCTATATCATATGCTAGGAGAAATATTGGAGGAAGACAAATGAGAACACTAAAAAATAGAGCAAGACAAAAAAACTTCGTAAGTTGGTGCAAGACTGTTGAATCATCAGCAGAACTGCCCTCTCAAGAGAGAGCCGCCTTCGTAGACTCTTGGCCTACAGTTGCTAACACAAATGATTTGATACGAGGGGCTTTTGTTTCCCACTGGAGTTTAATTTTAGGCGGAGAGATAAACCACATAGCACTGCCTGTCACCATCGGAACGCTAACTTTTATGCAATACGCCGCAGACCAACAGGGACTTAACGACTTATCACAAACAATCAATACCATGATTGCCAACATACCTAGAATACACAACAAGATTCTTTCGGATGGGGAAGATAATGAAGAAGAGTGAGTGGGTTGAACTAGCAAGTTATCTTTGGTTTCTTAAAAAAATGAAACAGGGAAGACACGAACACATTGAGGAATTAATAAAACTCGTAAATGCTAGAATATTTACTGCTGGAATAGAAGAAGTAAGGGTGGAAGATAATGACGATGAGCCACCTAGCAAGACTTTGCGAAACGATGCAGAAAAAAACATCAGCACAACAGACTCGTCTAATTCTTCAAGCGTTTGGTTCTAAGCACATTCAACCACTACAACTTTTAAAGATACTAACTCTAGATTTAGAAAGTTCTAATATTGGTAAGCACAAAACAAAGAAGTGGATTTGTGAACACTTTGGTATATTTATAGAAGAGTTGGAAATATACGGAGATGATTTGGGAAGAGCCGTATTCAATCTAGAAAGAGATAAACAGAAGACAGCCGACTATAGCCTAAATATGGTTATGCGACTCTTAGAAATGGATTCTAGACAGAAAGGTTCCTTTGAATTATTCTCCGAAGTTCTAGAAAGCCTATCTTCTATTGAAAGAAAATGGTTCATTTCTTTTTGGGTTAGAGAGCCTAAACTAAAGATGGACAGAAAAAGAATCGTAGTCAATACCCTAAGCAAGTATTTTAATTTAGAACGCTCTTTAGTAGAAAAAGATTCCAAGATGCACGAACTAGATACTATGTATCATGCCTATTCTAATGATAGGAAATTAAGAAATGAATCAACTCATGGGTTGTTCATACCACCTATGTCAGCAAAGTCAAATACTAAGTGGAGCAAGTATATACAACCTACTAATTCTATTTGTGAATACAGGTATGGTGGCATAAAAATACAGATTCATAAGAAAAAGAATAATATTATCTTCTTCAACAGAAAGGGCAAAATACTCACCTTGCCTAAGAGAATTAAGAGTTACATAGCCGACTACCCATCCGACTTCATTTTGGAGGCTGAACTCTATTGTGTAGACTCAGATGAAAAACCGCTAGACTACTATGAAGTGTTGAAGGTACTTCACAACAACCATGCTCAAACACAGGACTCTCTAAGGTATGTAATATTAGACTGCCTATCAAAGAACGGAAGATGTATGATGAATGCGCCCTTCTCGGATAGGCTCAAGGCACTAGAAGAACTACCATGTCCTCCAACTAGGTCGGAAGAAAACGAGCCGTCTAAGGCGTTCTACAACCAAGCAATTAGTGATGGGTTCGATGGCATCCTCATTAGAGATTTAGATAGTAAGTACTATCCCAATGAAAATAGCGTAGCCGTCGTCATACACTCTCCTCCTAGAATAGACTTGAACTTGGTAGTTGTAGGGGCAAAGGTAGATGACAAGAATGGCTTCTCAAGTTTTGAAGTGGCCTGTAGAAAGGAAAACGGATATGTTTCACTTGGTTATGTTTCTGGACTTTCTACAATAAATCACAAATTACTTTCTAATATGCTAAGGAAGATAGTTTCTTCGTTTAAGAATAAAAAGTATTCTTTCTTACCTAGAGTAGTTTTGCATGTGAAAGCAGAAATAATAATGAAAAAGGATGATAAATACTCCCTAAGACTATCTAGAATACATGCAATAAGAACTGATAAGTATGCGATAGACTCTAGTACAATTCAAGAAGTTGATGCCATAGGGGGGTTTTAAATTAATTCTATTGCAGAAGATATGATTCGCAGATACGGAGAGGCGACTCAATTCGTATTTGGTTTAGATAAAGAAATGAGGGCTAGAGATGCTTTCTTAATAGGAAAGGTCAACAGTGAAATGATGGAAAGAAGAGAAATGAAAGCCAAGAGTACTGTCCACTTAGAAGAGATTAGCAATGGGGTTGGCCCCTACGAAGGATATATGGTGCTTACGATAGCAGGAAATCAATTAGATTCGGAAGCGTTTATTCTAGCCAATGTAGTTTCAACCATACAGCAGAACTATGAATACATAGGAGCAGTGGTTCGTAGTGCTGAATAAGAATATCTTAATAGGTATTCTTTTGAGCAAACCTGCTTACAACATAGAATTCTTTAGAAGTCCAAATTCTAGACTAGGTTATAGCATTAGGCCACGCATAGTCATAAGAGGAAATCTACCTTTACTCCACCAAATAAATAGAACCCTTTCTCTCTACGGAATAGTTAATTCAGTGAAAGAAGTAGAGAACAAAAAAAGACCAAAACCAATACTGGTAATTAGGGGCATTGAAAACAATGCTAAGACAATGGCTCTTATTCCCGAACACCTATTACAATTACAAAATCACATTCAAGAACACAATGATGTTGTTCAAATGCTAGTTAGAAAGGAACACCTAACTCTAACTGGTATAGAAAACATAATGAAAATTAGAGGAATTATAAATGGCACTGACTACGATTGAAAACAAGAAACCAACAATAATTGTCGGAAAGGCAGGAACAGGGAAGAGTACTCAAGCAAGACAAATATTGCCTAATGCTATCGTACTTTATGCTGACGAAATGAATATACGAGATGTTCTTTCCTTTCCTTTAGAACTAGGAATCATAATCGAAGATGTTCATTACAAACCAAAGACCGATGAAATTCTAAATGTCTTAAGAAAGTATCGAGGTACTATCGTCTTAACAAGCATAAATCAAAAATCAATACCTAATGAAATTAAAAATATGGTTAAGATAAAAAGAGCGGGTAAGATAAATTATAGACAAGAGCGGTTTGCAGAACTAGCCCCTAGAAGTCAAGAACCTAATAATTTAGAACGAGATGTATTTTCCTTAGTATTGGACTATCTAAGAGAAAGCGATAGAGAGCAGGTTTTAGAATTGATAGAATTCAATAACCCTCCCGATGTTCAAATAATAAGTTGGTTGGCTGAAAACATTCATCCTAACCGCCTACTATTCATAGACACTGTAGTAAAAAGAAGATGGCCTCCCCGCTACTTCAAAGAAATGCTAGCCTATTCTCACAGTGGAAAAACATTCACTAGACCTAGAATGCCTCAACGGAGAACCTATTCCAAAGTACCTAGCCTTTGTAGAAGGTTGGGGCTAAAGGGTAGTGATGAAAGGATACTTAGACAACTTCTCAAAGATGAAGCGTTTTCTAATTTCGCTAAAACCAAATTAAACAATTCCGAGTGTAGACTTTTAGGTTTGGGCGAGAAGAGAAAAAGAAAGCCGAAAAAGAAGACGACTAAACGCATATCATTTGGTGAATTCTAATGGCTAATGAAGTGGCAATAAGGCACTTGAAAAAGTACCTAAGTAGTGGTTCCAAAACCACAGATGAAATCTATAATCATCTAAATAAAAAACTAAAGTGGGGTATCAGCATGCCCGAACTTAGCAAAATGTTACCTAAGTTTGCTAGGTTAATTTCTATAGAAGAAGGCTGGAGGAATAAAAATTGAAACACATAAGACTAACAAATAAAATAAAGACATATTTAACAGAAAACGGACCAAAGAATACTAGAGAAATACAAGTCCACTGTTCTAAATTAAAGAATAAAAAGACTGGCTCGAAATCTAATGTAATGTATAATCAAAATATGAATGTGATTGGAAATCTAATGCGAAGAAAATACTTCGTAAAGGTTGGACATGATAAAAAAGTTGCCTTAGATATTTGGGCAATAAAGGAGGAATACAAATGAAACACAAAAGACTACAAAATAAAATAATTCAATTACTTGAGAACGAAGGAAAACCGATGAACACAAAACAAATCGTAGACCATCTATCTACATTGAAGACGACTCAAGTTGTCAAGAATAAGAATACTATTTATCAGTACGAATCGGAAACTGCCTTTTGGCAACAACACAAAAGAGTGGTTGGCCAAATAATGAAGAGAAAACAATTTGATAACTTAGGCTATGATAATGAAACTAGAACTAGCATTTGGGGATTACGAGGTGTAGCATATGCTATGGACTGAGAAGTATAGACCAAGTAAATTATCCGATGTACTGGGACAAGAACCATTTGTAATGGATGCTGAACATTGGGTTCTAGACAGACAATGCCCCAACCTACTGTTGTATGGTAATTCCGGTACTGGAAAAACAGGGGCCGCAGTTGCCCTAGCAAATGCTATTCTAGGCAAAGATGCAACCTCAAACTTTTTTGAAATTAATGCTTCCGATGATAGAAGATTGGAAACAGTTAGAACTAAAATCAAAAACATTGCACAAGAGTCTTCGATTGGAGATGTACCCTTTAGAATGATTCTTTTAGATGAGATGGATGGTATGACTACTGATGCTCAAAACGCTCTTAAGCGTTTGATGGAGCGTTACGAATCTAATATACGATTCATCATTACTTGTAATAATAGGAACAAGATTATCTATGCTTTACAATCTAGATGTGCAAACTACTTCTTCAAAAACCTCACATTTGAAGTCATTGAAGAAGCAATTGTTAGAATCCTAGAGTCCGAGGGACACCCCGTACCCGAAGAAATAAGGCAGTTCATATACTCCTTCAACGGTGATATGAGAAGGACACTTACCGAATTACAGGCATCAGTCGCATCCGGCATCCGGCTCAACCTGCAAATCGAAAAAGGCCTCAAAAAGTACGAACAAATTACAATGAACATATTGAATAGCAATCCAAACGAAGCACTGAAAAATCTACATAATCTAATCTACGATGGAATCTCTACTAAGGAGATTTGCGTAGGATTACATGATTATATCATTTCTTCCGAGATGGACAGTAAAAAGAAATTGAAATTCCTACGAGTAATTGGTGAAGGAGAATGGCGTTCCCACAACATGACCCCTAAATTACTTGTTTCATGGATGGTGGGAAATCTACAATAAGGAGGTAAAAAAAATGCAAAACGAAATAAACAAAGCGGCAGAGAAGTTAGGCATCTCGCAAGAAGATGCACAACTGAAATTTGAAGAGATATGCAAAGCGAATGGTGTAGAAACCGACTCGACCTTGGCAAAAGGTCTGTGGCGAGCCTACGCTCATCAGCAGATAAGCATGAAAAAGAGAACGAACAACAACACCGAGCGTAAATCATTTGGAGATACGGCTTTCGGTTTCTTTGTTTCCCTAGAGGAACCAAGAGATATGATGGCTTACAACCGACGAAGAGCGATTGAAGAATGGAAGCGTGATGCTTACAAAGCCTATCAAGAAGGTTTTGTTGCTACTGTTGAAGAAACAGAAGACGGCAAGTACACTGTAAGTCGAGTGTTCGATGGTGAGGAACAAACTAGAACTCTAGCAGTACTAGCAGACGGAGCAGAGACTCTAGAAGACGGCACTATTGTCATTCCCTTAGATGTTACTAAGCGTTATACTAATGGTGGAGAAAACAAGAACTACGGGAAGCCATTGGCCAAAGAACTAATGCGCCGAAGTGGACTCTTCGTTGGTAAAGTCGGTGACGATTCCGACTACCAATTGTACTACTTCTCTTACAAGAATCAAAACGGTGTTGACTTCCTACCAAGAACCTTTGAGTACATTCACATGCCAGTGATTAAGGATAGTAATAGAGAAGGATACATCTACGGATACACTAAGAAGACTTTGGAAGGTTGGGAATACAATGCGGAAATGGACCCCGAAGGTGACAACCATCGAGAAACTCCAATGACACCCTACAACTTAGTCAGCAGTATCCTAGCAGATAAGGTAGTTTCTCTATCTCTTCTTGATGATAGGCACATGGAACAGCGTGACCTGCCATCAGTTGAACGATTTGTGATTACTATGGGTACTGTGTGTAATATGAACATGACTCCTACTTCTAACGGAAATAGAATCTTGAACATCACTGACCTTAACGCAGACTTCGACTACGACACTGACGGAATGACTACTTGTTGGGTTCCCCAACATATCGAAGTTGACTTTGGTATTGGTTCCGAAATTGTTGTTGTTGGTCGTACTTCTATGCGAGAAGGTGATGATGGCATGGAGCCTTCTACCATCAACTTGTCTGGACTTCTAGTTACTGAAAGAAAGGGACAAGTCGTTGAGATTACCGAAGACGAAGAAGAAAACCTTGATTGGTTTTAAGTCGGCTAACTAACTCTAATGTGCGTGTGCAAGCAAGTTACCATATAATGTTGCTCAAATGGGTGCGAAGCCCATTAACACGGTGAAAACTATGAATCAATTAACGATAACAGAAAATATGATTAAAACAAGCAGGGCTATTATTTCCTTTAGAAATATTGCTCACATTTCTTGGAAGTCCGATAGAAAATACAAGGAAGAAATAGACAATGACGAAATATTCTACGATGTTAGAATTTATTCTAATTCATCAAAGGCAGACGCTATTCGACAAATGATGAATGAAAAAGAATTTATGAAACTAGCGGCGAACTATACTAATTGGGTGAATGCTAATGAGCGATAATATTATTTTTGAAGAAGGTTTTCTTACCAAGGTAAATACTTGGACTGTGTGCATGACTGATATTCAGTTTATCACATGGAAAGAAAACTACGAAACTGGTAGTTACTTTGTTAAACTCCACATCGGAGATAAGGAAACTAGACTACAACTAGACACAGTAGAAGAAGTAGAACAACTAGTCCAAGAATGGACAACATCAAAAGGTGAATAAAAATGCAAAAAAGAAAAGAAGAACAAACGGAGATTGACATTGACAGTATGAGGGCCAAGATTCTAGCACAGACTAAGATGGCTAAGGACACCCCTAGGAGAATGCGACTAGGAATAGAAGGTGATGCTAAGACTGGCAAGAGTGGAATAGCAATGGATACTGATAAGCGAACCTTCTACTTAGATGTAGACGATGGCGGAGTACCTACTTGGAAAGCAAACCACGATTCGACTGATAGAATTACTATCTACAATCCGGCTGAATACGGAGAAGATGGAGAACTGCTACCATATCAAACACAAGGAAACATTAGGTCTTTCATTGCTCTAGCAAGAGAAGCGGCTAAGACAGAAGATATTCTGTTTGTTTGGGATGGAATTGATACATGGCTTGAGTACTGTACTCTTTACATGACAGGAATGGAGAATGCTAGAATGCGACCTATGAAGACAGCAAAACAACAAGATTGGTGGCAACGAAACAATCCTTTTAGACAAGTTCTAAAGGAAGCCAAGGCTATTGACTGTGACCAAATTTACATCACTCATACTAAACCTCCCTTTAGAGATGAAGACCCACAACCAATTTGGAATAAGTGGGACTCCCATCTTTGGGGAGTAATCCGAACTACCCAAAGAAACACCGTCAAAGGTATGGAATACGAAGCCTATGTTAAAAGTAGTAAGTACTTCCCTAACCTCTTAAATAAGAGGTTTAGCGTCTTGACTGTTAGCCGAGAAGGTGAGGTTACATGGAAGGGATTGGACTGTGTTAAGAGTGGTGAAATTTGATGCAACTAAGAGTTGAATCAAAGGAACTACTAGATGCAATCACAAGCGTAAAAGGTGCTGGAAAGTACTCGGTTGCTAGTGGTCTTAAGAGCGATAGTATTGGCGACTTTACTTTCTTGGTACAACTAAATGACTCGTTAGAAGTTTGGAACGCTGATGCTGGTTTCATTCTTAGAGTTTCTATTCCACTAGTTGAAGTTTCTCAAGAAGAAGCAAATACAGTTTGGACACAGACTAAGGATTTGGGTGTCAATGCAACGCTAAGAATATCGGAAATAATTCCAATCTTGAAGAAATTCAAGGGGCAGATTACTATTGAAGGAGGTACTAGACTAACAATTACAGATACTAGTTCTAACCAATTTACTCTAAATACAGTACAGGTTCATCCTAGTTTAGATGTAATTCATAGAGTTTCTGCAATGAATCGTCTAATCGTAGAAGAAGGAATGCCATACTTTAACACTACACAATACGAAGGTCACATTTCTATGGACGCTAAGGTGTTCTCTAGGACAATGGAGTTTTGTGAGTTAGTGGGTACAGGAATCTATGAAATAGACTTCAAGGCTGTTTCCGATACACCTACATTAGAATCTCCTTCTGTTCGTTTTTCATCTACTGATAGAGGTCGAAAGTCTTACTCACATGAATTAACCACAGAAGAATTACTACACTCAACAGGACAGTCTGCTACTGTTCTTTTCAGTGGACCCATCCATAAATTCTTCAAAAGCGGAACTATTGAGTTCTATTTGAAAGATGCTTTCCCGTTGCTTTTGGTGGGAGAAGACCGACTATTGATTAAAACGCCAAGACTAGAAGAGTGATTAAATGATAATCTCACATAATAATTCAAATATTTACATATCGTGGAGAGAAAATGGTACTAAGCACGATTCTACTATTCCGTTTCGCCCATACTTTTTTGTGGAAGAGACTAGTAAGGAACCACCTACTTACCAGCCTAGTAAGTACATTACTAGGGAAATAGAATACGAGAGAGGCGATTGGGTTAATCTTGAAGGTACTCGATTGAAGAAAGTCTATGCAGAAATGCCGGAAGACTTGAGGAATTTGAAGAGTTCCTTTTCTAGAACTTACGAGGCTGATGTACCTTACCCCTACAGATATTGTGTAGACCGATTAGAAGAAATCAAAGAGTACGATATGCGTAAGTGGTATTGGGATATGGAATGGCAACAAGGTGGAGAACACCATGATAAGATTACTACTATTGTAATGTATGATAATTACGATAAGGAATACTATCAATGGGTTTGGTTTCCCGACCAAGAACCCTATGATGGATTCAAAGCCTCCACTGATAAAGCACAACATTTATCGGTCTTTAATACAGAAGAAGAAATGATTGAATCTTTCTTGACTACAATGATAGAGAAAGACCCCGACATGTTAATTGCATGGTTTGGTAATTGGGCCGACCTTCCTAAGTTGTTTTCTAGATGTGCCTTCTACGATATTGACCCTAGCGTTATTTCTCCTTTGGGAGTTGTTGATGGTATAAAGGTCAAAGACGGTAAGGTAAGATTCACTAAAGAAGAGAATGGCTATCACGCTACTGCTCAACCCATCCGAGGTAGGATTACACTAAACTTGGACATGGCTTTTGAAAGACAATGGAATGATGCACAAAAAGGCACACTACCTAGTCTCTCTCTAGATTATGTTTCTACTGCATTATTCGGTGAAGGTAAATCTAAGGAAACTAAATTTGAAGATGCTAACGAGTTTTATCGTAGAGGTTGGCTAGAAGACACTCAAGCCTACTTGAAGTATGCTTTGATAGATGTAGAATTACTAGTAAAGATTGATGAAACTAACTTCTGTAGTGAAGCCATTCTTTCTTTACAGCGATTACTAATTGCTCCTTTCGATGCTTGCTTCTTTGCTTCTAACATGGGTTCAATCTACTTTATGAGAAACGCTTGGTGGAAAGCCCCAACGGGAGAGAAGCCTAAGTTCAAAGTCTGCGATAAGTGCAATCATAAGAATCCAAACGAGAAGACACTAAGAGAGTGTAAGAAGTGCGGAGCAAGCCTATCTTATTCGGGTGCTATGATTTACAATCCTACTGACGAAGGTACTAACGGGTTGCATTACAATGTAGCCGCTTTTGACTTTGCTGGTCTTTATCCTAGTATGATTATTGCTAGGAATATCTCGTTTGAAACTCTTACAGAAGAGCCAACACTATTCAGTGCTGACTTGAATACTCCACAGAATCTACAGCCCGTAGCAGAAGACTACGAGAAAGACATGCGCTATTTCAAGACTGACGAATTGGGACTATTGCCTCGCTCTCTTATCGACTTGAAAGAGTTGAGAGGCGAGTACAAGAAGTACATGAAAGAGGCTAGGAAGGCTGGAGATAAGGAGGCTGTTGTTAAGTGGAACAACAATCAAATGGCTGTAAAGCGTTTGATGGCTTCCTTCTATGGTATCCTTGCCTTCAAGGGATTCGGTTGGGCGAATGTAGACCTAGCCGCTAGCATTACTGCTAGTGCAAGAGAGGCTATTCGTAAGGCCGCATTTACAGCAAGGGAGATGGAAGGATGAGTTCACAATTAAGTAAATTACCACCACATGAAGGCTTAGGAGAAATTGTATTACTAGAAGCCGAAGAAGAAACAGGTGATATTAGTTTCTACAGACCGTGTTTATATCGTTGGAGTGCAGAAGAAATGTCTGCGTATGAAACTAAAAATGATAGAAGTAATTTTGGTTGGTGTGTTTATGGTGCTAATCCTGTTTATGGTGTGTTGGCATGGATAGTAAAGGAGGATGAGAAATGAAGTGCATAAAACCAATGATACACAGACCGGAATTTGAAAGCAGTCGTCACTGTAAATTGTGTGAAGCAGAACGAATCATCAAGGAAATAACAGGTGAAGAAGAATGA